GTTGGTGTTGGATATGCTTGGCGTATGAAGTTCACATCTTTGTTCAACAAATACTCATAAGAGCCAGTTGCATCAATAACAGCCATAGAATAAACAGCTAAGAAGTCGTTTGGACATGATAGATATTTATTGCTTGCTGTTGCTGTTCCTGTGACATTTTTGCGGATAGATGGGAATTGAACTGAGTTGTATATGCGCTGCTCAGCCTGCGTGATAAACGTATTGATCTGCGTAGTCGCAGAAACCGTACTACCACTTGCAAGGTATACATCGGGGAACTGATTCTCCGTGTACGACTGAATCGTGTTATACAACGTCGTGTAATTCATGCCATCGGACCTCTACTTATCACGCCTTTGGTTGCTGCGCCAGTGCCGCGCATCTTGATGCCAGTTGTCTTTGGCTCTCTGGTGATGTCACCAAGAGAAACTCGACGCGCAGGTACATTGCCACCAGGCGCAGAGCCATTAGCAGCCATAGTATTTGGGTCAGGACGGAAGCCACCGTTGTTCAATGAATCATTAACAGACATGCTTTTGCCTGTCATAGTGTGAGGCTGAGCATATACATCAGCGTTGCCAACTTCTTTGCCCATGCGTTTGTCACTGAATTTAGCCATCACTTACCTCTTTGATTGTTAGCGCGAGCCATGTTACGTCCAACAGCACGCATTTGCATACCTGTTGGGCCTCCTTTTGCCATCTTGTGCATACGGCTTTCATGACCCTTAACCATTTTTTTGGCTTCAGTGTCAGCAATCTTTTTTACCTGTTTTGTGTCCATGATTGACTCCTACGTTGTTACTACTGTGACTGTACCAATTTGTACAGCCATTGCCAAGACATTTGGCGTTAGACCTGCATCATTTGCTCTTGATCCACCGACTGGATTCCAGCCCCATTGAAACACCCTGCTACCGCCTTCATTGGTACCAGCACCAGTTGTTCCGCTACCATTTGCAATAATCTGCAATCCACTTGTACCAGATACCTGATAACTTGTATCTGGCCTTGGCTCTCTGACGGCTTGAGCATCTTCAACAGGATACATACCAAGCTGAAGCTGCGGATGGTCCGGCTCCCAGCACTCTGGGCAGACTTTGATGTTTACAAGTTTGGTTTTGATGACCAGTTTGCGTAAGACAGTCAGTTTGTAGCGTTGACCACAGCGATCACACTCTGCAATTGCATATTTGCCTGACGCAAATCTATTAGGCATAGATAGTGTTCCTTGGAACGTATCTATCAGCAGACTTATCTCTGTCTTCAGTCGATGCCAATGCCCACTGTTCTTCGTATTCCGCCTTCAAAAACGGAATCCTAGCCTGCGCCTCTGGTATTTTTTGCGCTAAATAAAAAGCCAAACCAGCAACCATGCAACTTATGAATCGGAACGGGATATCTTGGATGTTTACACCACCACCAGCATCTTGCATGCGGCGTAAACGGTAATAAACAAACGTATATTGGTCGCCAGGTGAATTGGGTGATGGCCAAACATTGATGCTGGACAGCAAAGTTTCATAAATCACTGTTCCACTGGTATGACTAGCGGCAGTTGTGCCATTTTGCCCTCTGAAACAGTTTAAAAGCTGGTTTCCAGACACGTTTTGGTAAGAGATGACCTCTGAGTCAACCTTAATAAATCCAGCTGTGCTGAGCTGAGATGCGTCAGTCACATTGATTGTGGTATCAGTAGACAAAATAGCTCCGCTTAACGTAGCCGTGGTCACATTTGTATTGCCTGATTGTCGATTGACCCAAACTTGAATCGGCTTACCTGTGGAATTCTTGTTTGGAATGGATATATAGGTAGGCTCAGATATGCGAGTAATACTGATGTCTGTCTGATTGGTGTCTGATCCGGTACGAATAACTTGATCTAGCAGGTCAATCGTATCCACAGGAATGGAATACATGTTTTGACCTGTTGTCATCACGATCTGCCCTTGCTCAATCGTCCATAAATTAATGCCGCGATTTGCCCATTCAATCGTCAACAAGTTTAATGAACGCCGAGCAGTGCGCAAGTTATAGCCAGTGCGCATTTCTGATCCGCAGCGCTCAAACGCCTCCTCAATCAGTTCTGCCAAGTCTAAATTAAAGGCCGATGTACCAGATGTGTACGCCATTATTCTTCAACTGCTTTAGTTTTCTTAGCTTTTGAAGTCTCAACTACCTCTTCAGGCTCCACAACAGCTACAGGTGCTGGCGCAGACTCCACAACTAAAGTGGGCAACTGACCCTCAACTTTGGCAATCAAGTCCAAAATAGCTTGGTCTTCACTACCAAACATAGCGGCATATTGAGTTGCTTTGGCGCGAAGGCCGCTAAGAACAAGCTGATCTTCTTCAGTGGTTAAATTAAGTTGTGACATGTTGTTTCCTTATTTCATTTTCTTGAGGGTTTCAGCAAGGCGGGCGCGTTGGCCAAGCTTGCCAGGTTTCTTGGCTGCTGCCGCCAATTTCTTTGCAGGGATAGGCTTGTCGCCTTTTACACCCAGCTCAGCGCGCAAAGCACCGGGCTTCTTGATAGCTTTCTGAATCCATTTCTCAGCCATTTTTTGCCATCCTCATGTTGTCAATTAAGTTGGGATAAGGTCTGCCCGCAGCCTTGGCCGCAGCTTTAGCTTTGGCTTTCTTTTCAGGCGACAGTTTTTTGTGCTTCTTGGCTGGATTTGGAGTATCCCAAACCTGACCGCCTTCAGCATACATATCCACATCTTGTGGCTTATCTTTACGATGGATGACTTTCTTGCCCGGCATCTTTGACGGGTTGATGTCTCCCATGCCGCGAGAGGCCATCATTTCTTGTACATCCCGCCGCCGCACATCACTATAGCGCCGCGAGTCTTACCGCGTTGTGCAATACCATCTGCGCGCTTAGAGGCAGTCATGCCGCCTTTGGCGTAAGTGTCACCCATGGCATTTGTATTTTCGCTGCCATAAGTATTTTTTGCAGGTGGCAAAATTTGTTCTGGCATTTTTGGGTATCGGTACTCTTCAGTGTTGGCTGCCTTGGAAGCTTCTTTGTATGCCTTGCGTTCTTTTGTGCGAGTGCGGGCATCCTGAACATCTTGCAGCGAAACGTTATCCATATCTTGATCTGGACTAAAAGTTGGTTTTGTTGCCATAATGTTTCCTTAGCAAATTTTGCAACGGGTTTTACCTTTGGCGGCAATACCGTCTGCACGCTTAGACACAGATGATGAAACTGAGCCACCTTTTTTAAGAGGCAAACCCTTGTCTTGTGCTTCTCGGCGTTTTCTAACGTAACTCTCAGCTCTTTCTCGCTGTGTTTCTTGGCGATAGATAGGTTTGCGAGGAACATAGTTACGCATACCTTCTTCAGATGAAGATACTGTGCTAACTGGTGCCGCAGCTTTTTTGGCCTTGGGTGCAGCCATTTTTGGAGATGGAGCAACTGTGTAATCTTTGCCTTCGGTGTACTCAGGGCGAGCGCCCATCGTTATGGTTGGCGTATATTTATCAGGTGCGTTTGCAAGCTCTTGAATTTTTGCTTCAAAAGCATCACTGTTTTCTCTAGCCATATCTCTATCGCGAGCGGCTTTGTAGATATCTGTGCCTTCAGGATTTGTATCCTCGACATAGCTACTACCATCTCCGCCACTAAAACGCTTAACACGTTTTTTCATAGGTTTTTTCATGATTGCTCCTTAGCAAACTTTGCCGCCGCGCTTCATGCCTTTGTTGCCAGCCATGACGATTTGCTTGCCTTGGGTCTTACCCTTAGATGCAACGCCGTCTTTACTAGGAGCAGCTGTACGAACCTTGGTCATTGATGTCTTATTGCCAGCATCAACTGAACCACCGCCGGCCATCTTCTTCATACCGCCTTTTTTCATGCCCATCATTTGCATCTTATCCATCATCATGTCTTTTTTGGAGCCTTCTTTCACTCCCTTTTTTTCAACATCTTTGCCAGATTTCTCAAACTTAGCCATTTTTGAACTCATTGTTGCCATGTCACCACCCCTATTAAAAAGTGCCGAGGCCCCATGATTGGTTTTCGGCTTGTTGATACTTTGTTGCTTTGCCAAGCTCATTCCGCCCGATGCAAATTTCTTCCCTTTGTCTGCTTCTGCAAAATCTTTACCAACCTTTTGCGGAATGCCTACCTTTTTTGCAAAGGCCGCACTGTGCGCAACAGCCTCCATCAAATTGTGTTGTTTCTTACTGCTGCTTGGCATCACTTCGCCGCTTGAATAAGCTGGTCAATTTTTGCTTCAAGCTTGTTAAAGCGCTGGTCAATGTGGTCAGTAAGTCTTGCAACTTCTGCTTTAGTAGCTGTATCACGGGCAATCTCCTCACGGGTTATGTTCAGCAAACGCTCAATTCTTTTAACATCTTCAAATTTTTCTTTGATGAAAAACCACAAAGCTCCCATCACAAGAGAAAGTCCAGCAGACCAAATGGTGTTGATATCCATTTAACACTTCCATGCCCGCAGGCTTTTGTTAATCCTCGAATCTGGATCTTTTGCGGTCTTGGTGCTTGTGAGCTTCTTCTTCATGCCTTCCATGCGCGCGCAGAATGAATCTTTCCGACTGCCACCTTCTGGTTGTGGAGGCTTCAGATTCATCCCTTGCTTCTTCGCAGATGCGCGGCCTTTGGCATTCAATCCACCATTCGGATTTTTTCCCTCTTTCCGCTGCCATGCTGGACTCTTGGCCATGTTAAGCCTGTGCTTCTTTCCAAGACAAACGAGTCAAGACGGTTGGTGTTGCGGCGCTAACCACGTTGGTGGCGCAAACATACAAAACATCAGGCCCATCTGGATAGACGTTAGCTTGCGTTGTGGATACGTTTGCGTTTGTACCGCCACCCAAAATAGAGTTACCAATGTCTCGCACTTGAGTCAAATCCAAAGTCGTTTGACCAGATGAGTTGGTGTAGAACGCAGCAACTGATTCACCACCAACCAACGTGCCGGTGTTCAAAGTGTTCACTGAAACTTGGGCTAGAGAAGATGAAACTGCGCTAACACCAAAAGAAATTGGAGGAGTCCAAGCTCCCCATGTTCCACCTGATGTGTAGCCGTTTAAGACCAGGGTAATTAACACGGTGTTGTTTGTAACAACACCCAACTCAAGCAATGTCAACTGCATACGGTTGATAATTTCTTTATTGCCAAGCAAACCTGTTTGACCATTGTCAACAGAAGGCGCAATGCGAATTGCAAGCAGCGGGGTCACTTGAGTAATTGATGTGGCTAAAGTTACCGGGGCATTTACACCATAGTTGAAAATTAACGATTTATCATCGTTGAAAGAACCATCCATGATTACTGATGAACCCCAGTGAGACAGGGAAGGCACAGTATCAGGGGATGCAAATTCAACCGCTACGGGAGCTGTTGCGGAGTAGGTAAACGACTGAGCTGTTGCAGCGCCACCGGTTTGTGCGCGGGTTAAACCGTACAAGAAGCTGCCATCATTACCAGAATAGGCAATGTACTCAATCGCCCCAGTAGCACCTGCTGCTTGGACTTTAACTGTACCTGATGGGGCAAAGCCAATGCCGTTATCTATATCAATAGATGACGGAGAAATTGACGTACCACTTGGGTATCCTTTTGCAATAGTCTTTGCGTAACCCCGTGTGCAGCCAACCAAGCTACCACCAGAAATGCCTGTGTAGTAAATGTACTCAGTGCCAATCACTGCAATACCAGCATTGTTGAAGTTAGTTGTTGAGGTTATTGGGATTGTCACTGCATCAACAGCAATTGCCGCAGATAGCGTAGTTGATCCGCCAGTGCTTAAACTAGCCGACAACTGAGTAATGGCTGATTGACCATTTGACTCATAGTGAGCAGCCATGTTGCCAGAACGCATGTAGGCTTCAAACTGCACGTTATTGTTTTGAATCTGCGTAATGTAAGTTATCTGACCGTTTGTTGCGCGGAATCCATAACGAACAACACCAGCACCGTACCATGAATAGTCGATGTACCACATCTGCATTCTGGTCAAGTCAATGTTGTAACCTGATGGACCAGTGCCATCGCATGGGTCTTGCCATTTATTTTGCGGGATTCTGAAATCAATTGTGCGTGATACCAAAGCGCCGCTGATCGTAGTTCCACGATACTCAGGAGAAACTTGCATAACAGTATCGCTGGTAATCGTCAGCACTTTATAAGACTGCCCACGGATAACAATATAGTCGCCAATCAATAACTGACTTGAGAATGCGCTACCTGTACCGGTAACAATATTTGAGCCGTTGGTTACAGCAACTGTTCCATTGATTTGGTTAATGGAGTTTCGCAGTACCGCATACAAAGTCTGACCATCGAACTCAAAAAAGAATCCGTTTTGTTGGTCAAACATTCCAACGCGGTTAGAAGACCCATACCAGCTAAGTGGGCTGATACGGATAAGGCCGGTTGCTGGTGTTACACCTATGCTGGCAGCGGTTGTATATGTGAAAGATGTTAGGTTGACAATAGACGCGACAGTGAATGCCCCGTTGTACACACCTTGGTTTGCGCCAGATACTTGTATCCTAGAACCAACTGTCAGATTGTGTGCATAACGAGTTGTTACCGTTGCAGTTGTTCCAGTGCCTGTAATAGAGGTAACAAATAATGCGGGCTTCAAAGATGAGCCGGTAGAAAACTGGATACCCTTACCAGACTGGTAGCGGAAATAACGGCGTGTTTGACGGATCAACTGTTGATTGGGTGAGCCACCGCCAGCAGTAAACGCAACGCCACCGTCAAAAGTGCGAGGCTCTACATAGCCTGATGGACGAGCATAGAGCGTAGTATTGTTGGCAACGTTGGTAATGGCTGCTGCCGCCACTGTTCCGTTGGTGTTTACAAAAGTAAATGAGTTGGCTGTTGGAACTGTTGCAACAACAAAAGCGCCGTTGATAGTTGTTCCTGAGCTAGTTGTACCTCTGATATAAATCAGGCTGTCTTTTTGAAGGCCGTGAGCGCCAGTAGTTGTACAAAGAACAGTAGACGTTCCATCTGTTGTAAACGCTGTTGTTCCGGTTAAGCTGATGCCGCAATTTGAATAGAAATAACCCGCATACACATAAGTGCCGGTTGCAGTGTATTTTTCCCCTGCTGCTGGCGCAGTTGTGGGAATAACAGTCATTGAGGTTGTGCCGCCAGCAATTGTCCACCACCATCCGTTTGCATACGCATCAGTTGCATTTTGGATAAAAATTGGCGTATTGGCTGGGACGTTGAATGAACCAGTGATTGTTAATGTCGTTGTACCTGTGATTGAAGTGATAATCAAAGGTTGTTGAGGAATAAAATATACGCTCTGTCTATTATTTTGCAGAGCAATAGATTCCCACTTTGTGGGCTGCGTACCATATTCAAAGTCAGTATCAATCAACGCCTGTGGTTGAGACACACGAAATTTACCTACTGGGTCTTGTGTACCCGGAGCAGGTGTTACATAAGGCGTTGACGCACCTGAAGCGGTTGTTCCCTGAACAGGGAGCGATTTGTTTGACACTGAGTCAACTACTGTCCATCCTGACATACGATACTCCTTTAGATCCAAAGAAGGGGGACGAAGCCCCCGTTACTCAATTAGTCGAAGTTACCGTATGGGTAAGTTGTCTGACTGCCGATGTTTGGATCAGGCTGGGTGTAACGAACAATGATGTTGTATTTACCAGCAGTGAACGGCGCAGCACCGTCAGCACCAGAAACTGTAGTAGCCAAAGTTACAACTACTTGGGACAACAAAGCACCGTTAGGATCAGTATTTGCACCAGTTGGGTTTGTAATGTCGCCGGTAGTACCAGCCAACAAGTTGCCTAATTGAGTCACTGAGTATTGAGAAGTCAAATTTTGACGACCAGCAGTGAACGTGGTGCTTGTAGAACCCAAAGTCAGGTAACGCGCAGTGCCTGCGGCAGCAGTGAAACCGTTACTCACCAACACTTGCATACCTGTCACAGTACCTGTAGTCAAGGTTTGAACTGCGGGGATGTCAACAATGATGTCGCGGATGATTGAACCGTAAGGTACATAAATCACGCCACCACGATACAACAAACTTGCTGTGTCGGCAGTAATAGTTGCTGCTGCGGGCGGGTAAGTAGAAGAAGATGAGGTGTACACAACGGCATTGGTATTAGGAATGCCATTTGAGCCAACAAACTGGCCTGTGCCGCCAGAATAACCGGCAGTACCTGAGGTCACGTTAGTAAGGTCAAGATAAAGAGATTGAACGCTCTCAACGTAACCTACGTTACGCAAAGGGCCAAAACGTTTGTTGCCCTGAAGAATTGGGCCTTCAAATGTGGAACGTGCCATGACAAAAATCCTTATGCAAAAGAGTCATACCAATCGTTGCATCGTCTGCTGGGGCAGTGGCGGTATGACGGATCACCCAGATGTGTGCAATATACACCAAATTTAAAACGTGTCAATAAAAAAAGGGGTTTTTTACACCCCCTTTTTTATCAGAATGAACCTGAGGAACCGTAGATTCCCAGAGGATCAGACCAGCCGAAGCTGTAACGCTCGCGAGCCTTGTAACGGACGTTACCGGTATCGAAGTCGCCGTCCATGCTGTTAGCCAGCGGAGTACGGACAAAGTGCTTCAAACCGTTAGGAACGTCTGTTGTCAAGAACCAGGCATTGGTGTCTGTCAAGAAGTGGTTAACGGTGTAACCATCAGGAACAGCACCATTGTTCTTCAGAGCGTTGATGTCGTTGTTGTTGGTACCAACGCGCAGCTCAGTTTCGAGCAAGCGGGTAGCAACGAACATCAATGCAGGAGGAACAATCAGCTTTTTAGGCTTAGCGGCAATCAACAAGCCACGCTCATCTGTCCAAGCTGCGATACCAATAACGGCGGCTTCCAAAGAAGTCTCGTTCAAGTCGGCTTGAGTAGATGGAGTGTTGGCATTGGTGCCACCATTGACCAATGGGTGAGATGTGCTAAACAGAGCAACGCCATCACCACCGGTATAAGCGGCAGAGAAACCGTTGTTCAAAACAGCAGCAGCTTTAACCTGCTTGGTGTATGCCATAGCACGGGCCAAGCCTTTGGTGTAGCGAGCAGACAAGCTGTCGTACAAGTTATCTTCAATCGCTTCTTCAGTGATTGAGAAACCCAAAGCAATGGTTTCGTGGTTATAGCGAGTTGTCCATGCCTCTTGTGCATTG